TGCCAAGGGAGGAAATATTTCAGAAGATATCGAGTCTATTCGTTTTAATGCTCCTAGATATTATTCTACTCAGGAAAGAGCAGTTACAACTACAGATTATGAAACCTTGTTAAGAGGAACATATCCGGAAATCCAAGCTTTATCAGTTTATGGCGGGGAAACAGTAACTCCTCCTCAATATGGTAAAGTATTAATTTCTATGAAACTTTTTAATTTTGAAGCTGTTCCTGAAAGTAAAATTATCGAGTACACAGATTTTTTGAAGACTCGGGCACCATTGACTATTATACCTTCATTTCTCGAACCAGAATATACTTTCGCAAGTGTTACCACTAATGTAAAATATAACGTTAATCGGACAACACTACAGCCTGCAGATATTTCTGCTTTCGTTACTTCAGCTATTCGTCAATATAGTAGAACCAATCTCGAAAACTTTAAATCAACTTTATTGTATTCGAAATTAGTTCTTGCAATCGATAATGCTCAATCTACTATTGTAAGCAATGAAACTGATTATAGATTAATGAAAAAGTTAGTTCCTAAATTAAGTGCAGGTAAACAAAATTATCAATTAAAATTTGATATGGCGATTAATCCTAATCTTCCCCCATCAGCTTCGAATGATGCTCAGACATCTGTCCGACCTCATGAAGCATCAGATTTACATGCGGTAACATCTACCAGATTCATATATGAAGGACAATCTGTTAGCATAGAGGATGATGGTAATGGAAATCTTCATATTATTCAGGAAAAGACTAATGGTAATAAAACACATAATGTCATTGCTAGTAGAGGTGTAGGAACAGTAGATTACGTTACTGGTATAATTAATTTAACTAATTTCTACACTCCAAGTTTTTCCGGTGATTCCATTCGTTTTTATGTAACTCCGAAAAATAAAGATAATGCTACAACACAAAATGTAATTTTTGAAATTCCCGATGATGAAATTATGGTAACAGTACAGATAGTAAGACAGTTATGAGCGTATCAGAAAAAACTATTTCAAATCTTATTCGAAGTCAGTTTCCTGCATTCTATAATGAATCAGGTCCGACTTTAATTGCATTTGTTGAAGCTTATTATGAGTGGATGCAGCAAACAGGTAATCCGATTAGTCAATCTCGTAATTTATTAGAATATAACAGAATCGATTCAACTCTCGATGAATTTTTAGTACATTTCAACGCTACATATCTTCAGGGTATACAATACACCTCTGTTGCTCAAAAAAAACTAACAGTTAAAAAAATTCTCGATCTCTATAGAGCAAAGGGAAGTATTCGCGCACTAAAACTTTTATTTCGATTAGTTTTTGCTGAAGATATAGAAGTTTATCTTCCGGGCGCAGACATTATAAAATCATCAGATGGTACGTGGAATGTTCCTCAGTATTTAGAAATATCTTATTCTACAAGAAATCAAGGTTATGTAGGTAAACAAGTCACTGGCGTAGCTTCAGGTGCAACAGCAGTAATAGATCGTCTTGTTCGTAGAAAGGCTGGATCTAAAGTTGTTGATTTATTTTTTATAACAAATGTTTCAGAAAAGAATTTTCAAACCGGAGAACTGTTAAAGGTAGATAATAATTTAGATAATGTTCCTATTATAATCGGTTCTTTAAGTAGTTTGATTGTTGATAGTGGTGGTGTTAATTTTGCTGTTGGTGATATTGTATCTTTGAGTTCTAACGTTGGTCAACAAGGAACAGCCAGAGTATCGGAAATTGAAGATATTACTGGTATCGTTAGATTTAAATTAGAACCATATAGAAATGCTAATGGGGATATTACACAATTTAATCCTGGTGGCGATGGCGGTTGGGGATACAGTAATCTTTATTCTAATGTGTTTATTTCTAACACAGTATTAACTTATTCTAATTCTCAGTTATCCTTATCTTTTACCGGACAGTTGAACACTAACACTACAGTCACTACTGTTTCTAACACTTATGGTCTTGTTGCTGGTCAAACGATTACTGCTAATATTGTAGGTATTCCTGCAAGTACAACCATCGCATCTGTTGTTAATACTAGTGTGATAACCTTATCTGCTGCAGCCACTGCAAGCGGGAATGCTACGCTAACAGCCAATGCCACTAGTTCCAATACATTTTTACAAAAATTTACCGGAGTAACATTTAATAACACTGCTAACTCATTAACTCCTGTAACAGCTAATGTTTTTAGTTTTAGTAACACGAAAATGGGAGTTATTAACTTATCTGGAGCACTACCTAACACATACACTAGAGTATATACCTCTAGAGGCAACTTGAGTGGAAATGCAACGATAACAAATATTTCTACAGGTATAAATGCTAATATCGCAATCGGAACAGTAAACTCTACAGAAACAGTTTTTTATTATACTGACGAGATTGGTGGACATTCAGGCGGTGTAAGCACATTAAGCACTGTTGTTATTTCTGGCACCGCTGGCCAGTTTACTTGTAGTGCTACTACTTTAGCTGTCGGAGATCATGTTATAATCACGGGTACTCTTGGTGGTACAGGAACAATTACAGGATATGTCACGAATACAAAATATGTTGTTTCTTCTGTAACAGGAACTGTGAGTGCTATAACCGGATTTACACTAACAACAGAAAATAATGCTGCTATCGTTACCACTACTGGCACACCAACAGGATTAACGTACACAGTAAATTATGCTTATCTAACATTACCATTAAACGCTACTGCTTATGGTTTCCCAATTTATCCTTTCTGCAATGTTTCTACAGGAGCATTAGTTGATATATTAAATCTTCGAGTTTTACAAGTTGGTGAAATTCAAAATATTATTACAACAAATCTTGGTAAAGAATATAATGAAGCACCTTTCGTAAACATATATCAAAAGGGTGTCGCTACATTACAAAAACAAGATTACTATATAGATATAGCTAATGTTGTTGGTTTCTATAGTATCGGTGAAGAAATAAAACAAAACGTAACAACCACAGAAGTACAACAGCTCGTTCTAAATTCTCCATCCGGAGCTTTTGAAGTCAATGAATTTGTCTATCAAGTAAACAGCACTCCGGCAGGAACCTATATTGCTAATAATCAAAGTAATATATTGGGGGCTAATACTGGTGCTCCTAATTTCTCAACAACTTTTGCTGCTGGCCAAAAAATAGTTATTAATACTAGTGGGACTAACAGCATTAGAATTATCAATAATGTTGTAAACAGCACTTCTCTCTATCTAACCACAGCCACAGCTAACTCTAACACTCATGCTACTGTTTCTATTATAAAAAATATTGGTGTTGCTGTTGGTCTACCAACCAGCACTGTAATAAATTTTGCTAACACAGGAAATACTGCTTGGGTCAATACTGCCAACGTTTTTGGCTTGACTTCTAACGGAACATCAGCTATAATAAGTGTACAAGGTTCAATATATGTTACTGCAATAGGTAAGGTGAAAGAAGCTAATAGTTCTCAGTTGTCGGTAAGACGTAGATCTCTGGCTGATTTCTCTATCTCTGGAAATTCTATTATTGGTATTTCTAGTGGTGCAACATCTAATGCTGCTATTATAACAATAGATACAGCTTCCGGGTTTTCGGGAGATAATGCTAATGTATCAGCAAATGTTGTAACAGGTAATGGTAGCGTTAAAGCTTTAAGTGTAGTGAGTTCGGGTATAGGTTACAATAATGCTGAAATCGTAACATTTACCTCTGTGTCAAACACGCAATTAACCGGAACTGCCAGAACACAACTAGGTAAACAAGGAATCGGGGCAGGATATTATTCTTCTACCAAGGGCTTTTTGAGCAGTGATAAATATATACAGGATGGAAATTATTATCAAAGCTTTTCTTATGAAATCAATTCATCGCGTGATGTAAGTACATACTTCGATATGGTTAAGGCTGTTGTCCATACTGCTGGTACAGCTTTATATGGTAAAGTGATTAAAAAGTCTACTGTTTCAACAACATTAAATATTATTACTTTAGGCAATGGACCGATACAAGAATGACAACTACACAATTAATTACAAATAACTATAGGCTGATCAATGCTGATGCTTTTAAAAGCTCTGTAAACACGTCATTCTATTATGCCTTTGCTGGATCAAGTACCCCTTGGACTGGTGGTACAGTTTTCCAAGCATATGACAATCCTGGTATCGTAGATTTTGATGCCTATAACAATATGATTTTCGGTAAAAAGATTCAAACCACAGATGTTTCTCTGATGATAAAATCATATCCCTGGGTTTCCGGAACGAAATATGCCATGTTTGATGATCGGGACGATAATCTTTCTACCAAACAGTTTTTTGCTTGGACATTCGACGGTTCTATGTATTATGTATGGAAATGTTTATACAATAATAATGGTGCATCTTCCACCTCAGAACCAAATTTCAGCGACACTGCTGCCGATGACGTATATTACGAAACCTCTGATGGCTATCAGTGGAAATACATGTATAAAATAACAACAGCAACCTATAATAAGTTTGCTACTGAGCTTTTCATTCCTGTAGTTCCTGATGCTAATGTTACTAGTAATGCAGTTTCCGGAGCAATCGATGTTATTGTTCCTGTAGATGCTAACGGCACTATAGTAAGTTCAACAGGTTCAGGATATGATAATTATTATAGTGGTAACTTAACTCCAACTAGTGTAACGAATTCGTCAACTCCATTAGTTAAATTAGACTCTGATGCTTCTACCAGAAATGATTTTTATACTGGTTGTTATTTTTATGTCAATGGCGGTACTGGTTCAGGTCAATATAAAGCGATTACTGGCCATGTTGCTAATGCTTCCGGTATTTTTATTACGTTAAGAAGCCAATTAACAACAGTTCCTGATGGATCATCCACATATCTTATTGCCCCAGGTGTAGTTGTTCGTGGAGCAGGTGATGATTATGTTGATGAAACAGGAGCAGCAGATGCAAATATTCCTGTTAACCAGGTTAGTGCTATCGCTCTAGTAAACGCTAACACTGGTAACAGTATTTACCGAGTTGAAGTTTTACCAATCGGTCGTGCTGTAAATGTTCATTTCGCTTCAGCTTATGTTAATGTTTCTGCGCAGGTAGGCGTTAGCAATACTGCTATTCTAAGAGTTATTACAGGACCAAAAGGTGGTCATGGTTCTAACGCAGCCGCAGAATTTTATTCTTCCTCAGTTGGTATAGGCGTAACATTCGCTAATAATGAAAGTAACACTATTCCTATTCTTAACGGTATACAAACCGTTGGATTACTTGTTAACCCAAAGGTTGCTAATGTACAATTTACCACACAAAACGTAAACGGTACATTTGCCATAGGAGAAACTGTAACTCAAACTATTGGTAGCAATACCTCAACTGCGATAGTTACGAGTATATCTCCTCTGCAGGTTACTAATGCAACTCCAAACTTTGTTACATCAACGAACTCTACTGTTGGTACAATTACAGGTGGCACTTCTAGTGCTAATGCTCAAATTAATGCTATATCAATAAGTAGCATAACTAAGGGTTTCGGAACTTTTCAACAGCTATTCGTGTACAATGGATCCTATACGGGTGTTCCATTTACTGCAGGTGAAATCGTATATCAGGGTGCCACTGCAGTAAGCAACACATCAGCAACTCAGGCTGATATAGGTTTATTGGATAATTCTTCTGCTCGATTCCACTCTAATAATGCAGTCGGAACCACGGTTTATCTAACCTCTAAACTCGGTCGGATTAACTCTTCCAACACTATCACTGGAGTTAGCAGCGGTTCTGTTTTTAGTATAAGTACAAAGGCAGAGCCTGATTTAGTTCCTGAAAGTGGCACCGTTTTGTATATAGAAAATTTTGATAAAGTTAACAGATCGAATACCACTTCAGAATCTATAAAATTAGTTCTGTCCTATTAAATTAGAGGATAATGATGCCTATTCAAACCGACATATCTGTGTCTCCGTATTTTGATGATTTCGATTCAACAAAAAATTATCAACAGGTTCTTTTTAAACCTGCTGTTGCGATTCAGACTAGAGAACTTAATACTCTACAGAGTATACTTCAAAGTCAAATTGAAAAATTTGGCGATAATATATTCACCAAAGGCACTATTGTAAGTGGTTGTAACTTTCAATATTACGACGCATATCCATATGTAAAAATCGTAAACTTACAGGTTGATGGGCAACCAGCTGTTGTTAATTCATATGTTGGGCTATATGCTACTAGTGATACCAGTTCCCTGAAAGCTTATGTTTTAGCTTCAAACTCTGGGTTTCTTACACAGGCTCCAGATTTAAATACACTGTTCGTTCGATATATCAACTCTGGTAATAATAATGCACAAACTGCCTTCGCAAATGGAGAAGTTTTAACTTTAACAGATAGTTTAAATTCTATTTTTGAGGTTAATGTTCCAGTTGGCGGTGTAGCTGCAGGTATAGCGAATACAGACTCTCTTGTATTTTCATCTGCCTTATCCATAACTGGTAATACCTTAGCATTTACTAGCAGCAACAATATAGTTGATCCAGTAACTGGAGCAAGAGCTGTTATTGTTGAAGTTAATTCTACAGCTATTGCTAATACCTTATTTGTCAAGGTTCGTCCTTTTGCTAATGACATGTCGAATGCATCATTAACAACTTCAAATAATTGGACATTTTATTCTGGTAATAGTGTAAACATTCAACTTGCCAATGGCACTCTAACTACAACAGCAACCATCTCTTCCGTTATCGGTTCTGGCGCTGCAGCCTTTCCGGTAACGGACTCAACTGGTAAGATTATTCAAGTTCTAATGACAGCACAAGGTAATGGATATATCATCGCTCCTTATACCACAGTTAAAACTGCGAATAGTTCTGCAACGATTACTGACATAATCGCAAATACCTCTCTTCTTACTGCTCAAAATTTTAAAGCTAAGATAACAGTTGCAAATAGCACTCAGTCAGTTTCTTCGAATTCTTCTGTTCTAGACTATAACACTTCACCAACAGGATTTGGCTATGCTTTCGGTATTTCTTCTGGTATCATTTATCAGAAGGGATATTTCTTAGATGTCGCCCCACAAACTGTTGTTGTTAGAAAATATGCAAATACTCCTAGTGATGTTTCAGTAGGGTTTGACACTTCTGAAACCATTATTAACAGCAATATAGATGCAAGCTTACTAGATAATGCTACAGGAACTTTCAATAGTTTAGCTCCAGGTGCTGATAGACTTAAATTAACACCCAATTTAGTTGTTGTTAACACTGCATCATCTGCTGGCAATACTTTATTTTTCCCAGTTACAACCTTTAAAAACGGTTTTCCATATCTTCAAAACCAGCAAACTAACTACAGCAAAATTAATGATATGATTGCTCAACGCACACTTGAAACTAGTGGCGATTTCGTATTAGATCCATTTGATGTAACATTTAAATCTGCAACAGCAAATACTTCTTCTAGTACTGGTGCATCCAATCAGGCGAATGTGTTCAGTTTAATCGTTGATCCTGGTCAAGCTTATATTTCTGGTTATCGAGTAAAAACCTACACCAATTTTTCTGCTAACGTAAATCAAGGTACTGATACAGGCAGCAGCACTGTTACCATTAACACTAATTATGGTAATTACATTAATATAAAAGAAATAGGTGGCGTGTTCAATTTTACAACAGGAGATTATGTAACTCTTTACGATACTGTTAAAGAATATTATTCTAACGTAGCCAATTATCCTATAGGCAATACTTCACCTGCAGGCAACACTATTGGTACAGCAAGAATCAGGTCATTAGTTCCTGTGCCGAATTCAGGCACACCAGGAAGCCCAACATATTCTAATAGACTATATGTATTCGATGTTAATATGGATGCTGGGTTTAATTTTGGAAATGCTAAGAGTGTTTACTTTAGTAACACAGTATCAGGTATCGCTGACATAATAGTATCTAACACTTCATATTATGCTAATGGTAGTGTTGCAACTACTACAGCAGTAATTCAAAATGCTGCCACATCAACTCTCCTGTTTGCTGGTGGTGCAGTTGCTACTAAAAATACAGCTAACTCAACATATACTGCTGGTGGTGTATTTAGCGGTAACAATGGTGTTTCTATTAACACTACTTCAGGTGTTATTACTCTAACCACATCTGGAAGCAACACTTTTCCATATACTGCTAACGCATCCTTAACGGATGATCAACTATTAGATCTTTCTTTTACATTTCATTCTTGTAATGTTCAGTCTGATACTTCGCCAATAACAACTACC